CTTCGATACATTTTTTTACGATATGGTAGATCGTCTTGTGAACTACCGTATCGTCAGAATAAAAATCTGACTCGGAGATAAAGTCGCAAATCTCTGCGTAAGTTTCTGGATGCTGAATTAGTCCAGCGAGAAATTGCTTTTCGACTTCTAGAGAGTAGAGCATTATTCGGATTCTTGTTCTGTGAGCTTGTTATCTTCGTTGACCAGCCACTGCTCCAAGGCTTTTTTCATGCCAAGAGAAGTGAGAACCGATTCGAATCGCGTATAGATTTGCGGCGTTCCTTTCGAAGAGCACACGCAAACTACTACACCTTTGTAAGTTTCTGCCCCGCCAGAAAGCTCATAGATTTGCTCGATGAGTTCTGTTGGGAAAACAAAGTCCTTTGGTTTTTCTTCAGTTGGTTCGTTCATAAGATGAGTCCATATTTGGCGAACAAGTCTAGCGACAGTTCGTCGTCTTCGTAGATCTCTATGAGCTTAATACCGTTTGTCAAGCAGAAATTCAACTTAAGATCGTCTCTTCTGAGTTGCGATAGCCATTTTTGGCGATCATTCCCGTGAAAAAATTCATTATAAGTCTGGTGCTGCTTGCCCTGAACCTCAATGGCGACCTTCTTGTTGGCGTTGTAAAGGTCCAAAGATAGGCGCGTGCCTACGATGCGCAACTCTTCGAACACAATGTCGTGCTTCCAATAAGGATAAAGAAACTGCTTTACGCGAAACTGGATTTTGCTTCTGCAGCCTTTGTCCCATTTCACAGCATAATTCTTTGCGTTTTTTAAGAAACGCTCTTTGCCATTGATGGTTTTAAATTTCATTCCCGTTTGCTCGCGATCTCTTCAACGAAGTATTTGTGCAAGAAGCTTACAAGTTTTTGATCAGACTCGATATGTGAGAACAGGGCATTCTCTCCCTGAAACTTTTCGGGCATGGAAAGACCGTTTTCCTTCAAGAGCGCGGCTAAGTCGTCGGTAATGTTGTACCAAGCTCCAGCCTTTGTGACGAGTTCCCAAAGGAGCAGCATCTCTACGATTTCCTTCTCGACCCAAATGGATCGACCATCACTTCTGCCATACTTAATTGGGTACGAGAAACGAGTCTTGCTCTTTTCGTTTGGACTCTTCTTGATGTAAATCTTGCACATATGACCGATGATCGGATTCTTAACTGGATCGGCTTTCTTGATCGAGGGGTCTTTAAGTATTACGTCGCCCTCGAATCGTGGTTCGAATTCAAAGATGAAGTTCGAGAAGTGAAGCAGAGCGTTGCCGCCAGTTGCTGAAGTTTGGCGAATCGGAGCCGCTGAGTACGGATCGAGCTTAATGTCGCTACGGACCTGAGAAATAAAGATTGCCATGTGGCCGCGCTTCGACAGCCCGATGGACATACGCTTCATGAAGTTGGCCGCGATAACTGCGCCGCCAGCTACCTTTGTAGAGTCTTCGAAAGTCTTAGCCAAATCGCCCTTCGTGATTAGACCGTCAACAGAATCTAGGATAAACATATACTTGTTCTCCTCTTCGTTAAACTGAACAAGTTGGCGCATTGCGTCTACAACAGTTTCGTAGATGTTCGATTCGAATACGAAGCACGTTCCATCTTCCCACTCGTCGGCATCAAATACAAACTTTATGCCCGAACGCTTCATCATCTCATCGGAAAGGCGTCCTTCTGCTTTGACGTAAAAACCTTTGCCTTTTGGGACCGTCTTCAAAAAGTTAAGCATAACTTGAAGAGCGGCAGAAGTTTTGCCTCCTTCTGTAAATCCAACGAATCGGTGCAGACCCGGCCCAAGACCTCCGTCTGTCTGCATATCTAGATTAAGCGAACCAGTCGATACGCGATAGTTTACTACGTTCTCGAAATTGTAATGGTCCTCTTTGTTGTTCTTTAAGAAAGAACCTAAAATGCTCTTTGATGAGATTGTGTCGTCTTTTTCTTCTTCTTTTGCTTTGCGGCTCATGATAAAAATCCTTTAATAGTTTTCTTGGGTTTAACTTCAGCATCCTCTCCAACTTTGTCCACCTTAGACAAGTCAGCTTTGTGAAGGTTTTTATAGTAAAACTCCTTCGACTCGGTTTCAAGCAACTTCTGCTGCCAATCGGCGTAAAAGAATGCCAACGTCGGAACCTTCTTATTTGGAACGAATTGCTTCAAAAATGCGAGGCCATACTTCTTCTCAAGACGCTTGAGAAAAGTCATCTCGCGCTTCCAGAAATTAGCGTCGGCCCCTTCTGGGGCTTTTAAGAGATTCTCTAAGATAGATTTCCTATTGATCTTCGCTTTCATGCGAATAGATCAGAACAGGAACCGTTGAGAATGTCAAGTCTTTTATGACTTGTTCGAAGCGGATGCAGATCCGAAGTAAAAGCCAGTAATGGCGATCAAGCACTGTCTGATCTCGGAAGTGATCAAATTGCCAGCGATCTCAACGAAAGCTTTGTTCGTTTTAGACCCGAGAAGACCAAAAAGACCGCCGCCTTCTTGGTAATCGACTTCCAGATAGGTTGGGATGTCCAACAAAGCCATCACAAACGGAGAAATGACGATAGAAAATATTACGGCAATTACAATAAACTGCCTTACGATTTTCCCACCGTCTAAGTCTCTTTTCGCGGCTCTGTCTGCCGACTCGTCGCTCTTGTCGATAGCTCGCATCATTCGGTCGAAGCGAGCGCGGCTTTCTTGAGCCTTAACTGCGATGATACGGAAAATGAAGCCCGTAGCGGCTCCACCGAATAAGCTGAGAAGTTCCGTAGGCATCGTTACTCATATTTACACTCCAAATGCCTCGATTGTAAGTGGAAACTTATTTGTTTGTTTTACTAGCTCTAGCATCTGACTTGCGATGTCTCGGATCTCTTTTTGAGCGTCAGGCTTGTTTCTCAGGTTTAAAAAGTGATAAAATGAACGCCAGTTGAACATAACGTCGGACGTGATCTGTGTATTGTACGGTCGGAAGAATCGAGCCGACTCTTTGGCCCGCTTACGATCAAAACCGTGATTCTTAACAAGATCTTCGACGCACTTGTGATAAAGATCGAGGCCACGCTCAGTGTACGCTTTCATGATGTCGCGCCACTCTACGGGCCAATCTTCGGGCAGCAAAAAGTTGTCTTCCTTGATCTCTTTGTAGCGAGCAGACTCGCCGTTCACCGATACGCCAACCCGGTGCTTGATTAAATGCACATGACTAGCGATATCCGTCTTAATTAGGAAGTGAAGTGAAGACTTTTCGAATGGAGTGTGGTGTCCATTCTCCGCGAGCATTTTAAGAAGCGAACCAATGCGGCTCTTCTTCTCTGGAGTAACTTCTCTGCTCGTTGATGTCCAAGCAGAGCAAGCGTGCGTTAGGTCATCGCCATAGAAACCGATAAGTTCAACTGTGTTTTGATTGCTCATTAGAATACGTCTATGTCGAGCTTCTTAGCACGTTTTTCGGCAACGTCAAGCTGTTCGAACGTAAAAGCGTAATCTGTAGAGTTAATATTTACAACGTAGTAAACCGCATCCGAGTTGGTAGTTTTCTTTTCTGGCTTAAACTTTCGCATACGAAACGGAAAGAAGTAGCCGAGGAGAAACATCAGTGCTCCGAAAGATACGAGTATAATTACGATGAATGAGTTCATGTTTTAAGTAGGGCGTTGTAGTTCACTAACACTTGAGCGTAGTAATGAGCGTGAAAGTCGATCTTTCCGAGCATTTCTGCGTAGCTTCTCTGAAAGTCTTTCAGCAGAGAGATTTGCGGCTCCAAGTCTTTTGCGACTGCCATAAAGTTATCCGCGCCAAGCTCATCGATATAAATGAATGGCTGAAGAAGCTCGAAACAGTGGTAGTACCAAGAAATCTCATTTTGGTGGGCAGGCGGCTTTAAAAAGACGCAGAACGAATTTGACTTCATGATCCAGATTAGCCGCTCCCAAGACGTTGTGTTGCCGTTAATGTTTAACAAGTATTTGTACTTGAGTTGATCGCGAATCGACTCGGTTTCGCCATAGATGCAGGCGTCGAATGGCTGTTCAACGAAGTTATTGATCTTAGCAACGATCTCTTCGCTGTTTTGGTAGCGTTTACAGAAGTTTACCCGCTGAACAGTACCGTCTGGGTACTTTCGACCCGTATCTGACCCTATAAAGAGCATTTTATCGAGCTTTTCGTCAAAGGGTATATCCCAAGATGGGATAGCCTCACAAATCGACGATAATCGGCTTATATGAGAGTCAGGAACGCAGATATGGGGGCTGTTTCTAGGTCTGGCAAAGCAAAAGCGGGTCTCTGTGGCCTCGTTCTCTGGTCCGTCATTAAAATTAACTATAAAGCCAAAGTTAAGATTTTGAAGGTTAAGATGTTTGATCGTCTGCTGCGTGAAGTCTACAAAGAAGTTAAATCGCATCGGATCAACGTTTTCGTGCCGACGCTCGACCTTTAGCTGCGAGTCACGCAGAGAAAAGTGCGCTTCGTTCTTGTAAAGCTTTACCGAGAATGGATCTCTCGGTGGATCGATTCTTCGAGTATCTAACTCATTGAACAAGCAATACTTAAGAAACTTGTTCATGGATTATTCTTCAAGTCGCTCTCTGTCATCTTCGTGACAAGCTGCTGGAATGAGATGCGCGGAACCCAATTCAGATCTCTGCGGGCAAATGTAGAATCACCGAGCAAGATCTCGACTTCTGCTGGGCGGAAGAACTTTGGATCAACAACTACGAGTGCCTGCTTTGTTCCAAGGTGAATGAACTTTTCTTCGAGCGATCCAGCCTCACCTTCCCAGTATCCTTCAATATTAGCAGCCTTGAAAGATAACGTTACAAACTCACGAACCGTGTGGGTTTCATTTGAGGAAAGAACGTACTCCTTGGGTGTCGAGTTATTAAGCATAAGCCAAACACCCTCTACAAAGTCTTCTGCGTCGCTCCAGTCGCGCTTTGCGCTCAAGTTTCCAAGACTGAGCGGATTTACCTTTTGCCCATCGTGAAGCTCTTTGCGGAGACGAGCAACATTAGTAGTGATTTTTCGAGTAACAAACTCCTTGCCCCTGCGAACTCCTTCGTGGTTAAATAGCCAGCCTTGAACTGCGAAAACATTATATGACTCGCGCCAAACTTTTACGATATGGCGAGCAGCAGCTTTAGATGCGCCATATGGACTGCGTGGACGAAGTGGATGCGTTTCATTCTGAGGAACAGAAAGAACATCACCAAACTCTTCGGAAGAACCAGCGTTGTAGTAGCGGCAAGCGGGCGCGAACTTTCGAATTGCTTCGAGTTGATACATTACCGCGAGACAATTCGTGTGCATATGGTTAGCTGGCATTTGCCAACTAGAACCAACAAAAGAATTGGCGGCGAAATTGACGAAATAGTCTGGTTTGTATTTCTCGATTGCAATCTCGACGCTTTGCGGATCTGTGATATCGAGATCGATCAGCTTGAAACGTTCGTTCGTTACATGGCTGATGTTCGTGTGATTCGAAACGCTGAGTCTACGAACCGCACCATAAATATTGTACGTCGTGTTCTTGAGAAGAAAGTCTACCATTAAACTGCCATCCTGACCCGTGACGCCAGTAATAATTACGTTTTTCATTTTTTTGAAGATTTTATTTAAGAAACTAATTCAACTTTTTTGCTCTGTGACGTTAGATAATGGAAAGAATTTCTTTTGTAGATTAACTTTGCACCGATATCTTCCCATATTTGCTTCATCGACCTCCTTAGCTGAAATCTCGCCGTATCTAGCGCGTTCAACGCAATCGAAAGTCTTTTCGTTTGCTTGTATTAAAGCAAAGAACTCTGATGAACGGCAGATTCGAGAATGCAGATCGGTCCCCACTTCATTCACGATGTGATCGTAACATTGCGTAAAAGCATTGCCGCTATTTGCAACATTCTTGTTTACCTTTATTTGCAATATAGCCAAGTAATCGTAGGCGTAGCCCTCATCAACTGGTAATGTTATCATCCCAAATATAGTAAGCTGAACAGGGGTGGTCGTAGTTCCACTCAGACGCGAAGAAGCCTTTGCCGTCCCTAGGTTGAAAAACGTATGTCATGCAGCCAACTGCGGCGGCTAAATGTTCATCGCCAGTATTCGCTCCACAGTATCCACCAGTTTGGCGCAGCAGAGAAATGTATTTAGACAAGTCTAAATCGACTAGTTCGATTTCAGATGTCTCGATTCTATTGCTCGATGATTGACAAACGATTGGCGTAGATCCAGTGGATTTGATTTGATCGATGGAAAAATCGATAGCCTTCTTTGGAAGATTCCGCACCGCAGCCCACTCTTTTGAACAGGTCGGGACAAATACCGCTGCTGGGCCAATCTTTTTTAAAAACTCGTAAGCCCACTTTTCATCTTCTGGATTCGAGTGAAGAACGAGAGGTCGATTGTTCATTCCGTCCGCAGCTTCGCCAAAAAAGTTTCGAAGCTTTCTTGTTGCGTAATGTCCAGTTCCAATATCTAGAAGTGGCTGAATTTCGTTTTGGTCACAGATTTCTACTTGAGCTAGTCCGGTAAATAGGATCTTGAACCGCTCCTTTTCTTTGGGCAGTTGAATTGTGAACCTGTTTGGGAAATATTTACAAACAGATGTAAGCAGAAGGATATCTCCGAGTCCTCCAGTTTTAGATCCAAATTTCATGAATTATATTCTGCTACCGCATTATATTCGCTAGATTTCCTTATGCTGTATCCGTGATTCCTTAAAAGATCGACTAGCTGTGCATGATTTTTACCGCTAGAAAAAGACCCGTCTGAATGATAGAACTCGTATTCTATGTACTTGGGTTTACAGTTATTGTAATCTAAAGAAAGCAGAGTGACTACATCAAGACCTTCCATATCGACGTAAAGTCTATCGACTCCATTGTCAAAAATATCGACGATGTTGTTTATGTTTAAACACGGAACGTAAAAAGACTTTAGATTTGGGTGTCTGTGATTTTTTACATGGAAACTAAGTATCGAAGCGTGGGGCGATGTTTCGTCATTTTCTGGATAAAAGAATTGTAAGATTCTGTTTTCGATACCAACGGCGCAATTAATTGCAATTAGCTTTTCGCCCAAAAAAAAATATTTATCTTTTGCTATTTCTACGCACTTGGGCATAGCGTCAATCACCAAAAAGTTGGTAATTTTATCTTTGTTTTGAGAGACGAACTCAAAGACGTGATCGTCACAATTATTGCAGCCTATTTGAATTATATTCACTATCTAGAAAATGAATTTGGAGTTGTCTTTAATGACTCCAGACTTGTCCCGCCAGAATACGAAACTGCACTCTGAAGATCTTGTTTGATTTCTTCGAGCTTCTCTTCGAGCGTCATTCCGTTATTTGGAATCCAAACTTCAAAGCCTTCGACATTCTTCGAGTGGCCTTTCTGCGTTCTCGAAGCTGAACCATAATAAAGCTTTTCGCCCGATTCATTTTCGAAGGTTGGAGAATCTGTGCAGGCTGCAAAAATAGATCCAGCCATAACCAAAATTGGAGGATAATAGGTTAGATCTTTCGCGCCAACGCCTTCATGGGCATATCTCATCGACTCGCCAGCGAGAGCGATTGCCTTGGCGATATCTCCGTTTGTTCTGACTCCACCATCAGCGATGATCGGAAAAATCTCACCTCGGCTAAAGATCGTATCTAGCGTCTCTGGCATACCGAGTCCGAATCCAGTCTTTCCGTAAGTGGAGCAAGCGCCACCTTGAGCGATGCCAACTTTAACACAGTCTGCGCCCCACTTGTAAAGATCGAACGCGCCATCTGAAGTGCAAACGTTGCCAGCAATGATCTTAACATCGGGCATCGTCTTCTTGATGAACTCGATTGCTCGCTGCATCAATGCGCAGTGACCATGAGCGATATCGATAGTAACAAAATCGATTCGAAGCTGTTCGTCAATGACTCGCTTGATTAGCGCAAGCTCATCGTTTGAAACTCCGACGCTAACGCTAATAATCGGCCAATTTTCTTTATTAGCCGTCCGCACGAACTTGATCCATCCATCGTCTTCATGCAAGAACCTATGCATGATGTAAAAATACCCGTTGTTGGCCAAGTAGCGGCAAGTATCGACGCCGACTACGGAACTCATGTTCGCCGGAACTACCGGAAGCTTGAACGTATAGCCTAAAAACTCGGTCTCGACATCCAAGTCGGACCTGCTATACCCGTCAAAATATCGAGGGACTAGAGCAATTTGATCGTAAGTCATACCCGAGATTTTAGGGTATGACTCGCGATATTCTAAAAATTAATCCTCTTTTTCTCCCTTTTCGGAGAACATGAGGTAATTGTAGATGCTGTTGATGTAGTCGTCGATCAGTGTGATCTTTGAAGCTACCCAAGGCTCAGTTGCGCCAATAGCAATTTTCTGATTGGACTGGATCGCCATAACGAGTTCTTCGGCCTTCATCTTAACAGACGAAAGTGAGCCAATAGACATCTCGATAGACTCTTCTGAGTACTCTTTGATCTCCTCCATATTCTCGTCCATTTCTGGAACATCTTTCAAAGATGGATTTTCTTTCATCAAGTCTTCTTGACTGTAGACTTCGTCCATCTGCATCATGTACTCTGCGTAAGATCCTTTGGTTACTTGAGTAACAGACTTACCAGCTTCCCACATTCTGCATGACCAGTAACGGGCTTTCCACTTTGGACCGGGGTTCGTGTCACACTGATGGCGAGCACGGAAGTTCTTGCGGCGTTCTGGATCGTCGCGCTTGATATCCATGTTTGGATCGCCAAACGTTACCTTAACGACGTTGCCGTTCTCGTTCTTAACGTAAACGCCGAACTTCTTCTTTGAACCAGAAGGAAGGCGAAACGGCTTGTTCAGAGTTTTCTTTTCGGCCTCTGACATTTCGTTATACTCTTCTTCGTCTTCTGATTCGTACATCTCGTCCATTTCTGCGAGCGAGACGTTCGACTTTACTAAATCGGAAGCAGCGATAACCAACTCATATTCATCAAAGTCGATTGATGTCAGTGACTTTTGCGATAGAGTTTTGACGTTGTTATCGCTGGCTTTTGCGATGTCTTGATCAGCGGCACGGTAAGCATCCTTAACTTTGCCGCCAGCCATCATCCTTAGAAAAGTATTGACGCGAGCCATTGCCCACTGTCCACGGCTTTTACCGGGCCTGCTTGACGCAGAGAAGGCTCCTGCACCGCGACGATATACTTTCTTAAGCTGTGAAAGCGTTACTTTGCGAGAGTGTTTTTCGTTATGCTGCTGAACTTTATTCTTCAGAGCTTTTGTTACCTTATCGCTGAACGTGATAGCTGCCTTTACGACTTTCTTTTCGTCTTTGCGCTCTAAGGCTTTCTGGGCTTTTTCTTTAGCATCTGGCTTTGTGCCAGCGGAGCCAGGCTGGTTCTTTGGCGAACCCTTCAGTCTGTCTTCTGGTTTGGCTGGTGTTTGAGCAGAGCTTTTGGGACCTGGGCGCTTCTTCGCTAAGATTTGTTCAGAAAAATCGAGTTCCATATAAGTTATTTTACACGTCTTTTGATCTTTTTCTCGGCTTTTATAGGGAAGAATGCCGCTGCCGACAAAACGATTGAAAAACCCATAAACATCGTTATAAACTTCTCGAAGTTTTTGAGCGATTTGATCGAGCGAGAATTGTAATCGGATGATAGTAAAAGTTCCTTTTCTAGTGCCTCATTAATAAGATCTAATGTCGGGTCCGTATTTTTGTAAAGTTCGCCGTTCGAAATAAGCTCCTCGATCTTTTCTTTGCTCTTTTCTTGGCAAATTTTCTTCACATTTTTGACATAATCGAATGTCTCTTCGCAACGTTGCTCAAGACTTAAAAACATTTCTTTTTCAGTCTCTGAGTCGAGATTTTTCTCATAGCTCTTTAAAGTTTTTTTGATCGTAGTTTCTGCCGCTTCCATGTTTTTGCAAAAATCCTCGAACGACATTAGTCCGTGGGCAGTTTTAACGTGAGAGTCAACGATCAGCAATGTGTGTGCGTCGAACATCGGACTGAGTTGGTATGTTACATTTTTGAAACATTGCTCCGATTTTTGGAAGTTTTCGACGGTTCTTTCCGACAGAACGTAACCGTATGCTGAAAATACCAAACCTATAAGTCCAAGTAATAGTATTTTAATCTTTGGAGACATTACTTTTTGATGATTTTGATCGGATCTTTTGAAACGCCCTTCGCAAGATTAATCAAGGCATCGATGATCTCTGGACTTACGACGCCAACCACGCCATAAGTTATGGCTTTCGTGATCGAGCTAATCTCAATCTGCTCAACGATAAACCAAGCAATTGTTGAAGTAACCGAGGCAACAAAGATCTTGCGGAAATAGTCCATGCAATTGGCCTTTTTGAGCGGGTTTGAAACTAGTCTGGCGATCATTCCTGCGGCTCCGATTATCGATACCATCCATCCGCTTTCGAGGAAAAGTTTTAGAAGATCTTTGTCATCAGACATACTAATTTTTACACGAAAAATGCAAAAAACAAATAGAATTTTGTTCGGCAGAAAAACCCCCTTCCTTTCCCTTTCCCTCTCTCCTCTCCTTCCCCCTTCTTTCCCCCCTCTCGGACTCTCCCCCCTATTATCCCCCAACCGCTCCGCTCACCCTATCCCTATCCTTAAATTTAAAACCTATCGGTTTTAAATTACGCTTCGCGTGACCTTGTGGAAAAACCATTGACAAGTTCGATTATGTTGATCTACTCTGCGGTCATGGAAGAAAATCTCTACGTTTCGAAGCAAGCAGGAAAGCAAAATTCTTACCCGTCTCCAGCGTTCAAAGTTCTCAAAAATGGCTTTGAAAACAACCTGATCGCCCCAGCAGAAGGCGATGTTGGTTGGGATCTCGTAGCCTCAACGATTCCTCATCTGATTTACGATAGAAAATCGAAGAGCTTAAAGCCCATGTACATCGAGTACGATACGGGCGTTGTAATCCAACCTCCAACTAATTGTTTCTCTCTTGTTTTCCCGAGGTCGAGCATCAGCAATTATCAGCTAGCCTTGACGAACTCTGTGGGGGTAATCGACAGCGGTTACAGAGGTTCGATTAAACTGCGCTTTAGGTACTTCGGCAAGACTGTTCCAGAGTTCGATAAGATTTACAAAATGGGCGACAAGATTGGTCAGCTTGTGTTTATGCCAGCGGTAAAACCCAAACTTTTTGTAGCCGAAAGTCTCGATGAGTCTCTTCGCGGAAAGGCGGGCTTCGGTAGCACAGGCGCATGAAGTTGATGCCCGAACAAATGAACGACCTCGATTTGATCGAGGAGGTCCGTCACAACGGCGACAGTCTTTGTTTTAAAGAGATTGTAAATCGCCATTCGGGCATCTACTTGCAGATGGTCCACAATTATGCCCCGAGAGAAACTTCTATCGATAATTTTCACGATCTTATCAATGGGCGCGAGTCTCATATTTTTGACGCAGTCAAATCGTTCGACGAGAAACGTAACATCAAATTCTCAACTTACCTTGGAAACCATACTCGTTGGTTGTGTTTGAACTCTTCGAACAAGAAGCGGCACCTTCCAATGGAAGACGGTTTCGACTGCGCGTTTGAAACTTCCGAGAACACGGAAACATCTGACCAAAAAGTTTTAAAAGAAATTTTTAAAGAACTCGCGTGTTTTGACGACAAACGTATCGAAAAGATTTTTCGGTTACGTTATTTAAACGGCAAGAAAAAGCCCACGCCTTGGAGAAAAATCGCAAAAGAACTTGACTTATCGATTCAAGGATGTATCAATATCCACAATTCAGCATTCAAAACTCTGAAAAAAAACTATCAAAAACATCATGATTAATGTAGTAGTACTAGCAGGAAACGTCGTCTCGGACCCAGAAGCGAGATCGACTTTGACAGGAAAGGCCATCGCGACGATTCGCCTCGCCATTAACAATCCAATCAACGACAAGGAAACGGTTTATATCGATGTCGATGCTTGGGAAAAGCAAGCGGACTTCGTCACGAACTATGTCAAGAAGGGTAGTGCAGTTGCAGTAACTGGTCGTCTCAAGCAAGACACTTGGGAAAAGAACGGCGAGAAGCGTTCGAAGATTCTCGTTGTTGCCGAGCGTGTCAGCTTCATCGGAAGCAAGCGTAAGGACGAGGCTCAAGGCGAAGAAGACGTTGCTCAAGCTGCACGCCCTGCGGCGCGACCCGCTGCCAACACGAATAAGTTTTCCTCGGCTCCAGCCAAGCCAACTTATCAAAAGGCAAAGCCCGCTCCACGTCAGCAGGAAGAGTCTAACGACGAAGAAATTCCAATCTAATGCACGTTGTCTTCGAAGCTCCGTTAAACCAAGTGTCGTTTGGGAATGTTGCGTATAACATTCTCAAAGAGCTTTACAAGCTCCAGCAAAGCGACTCGTCCTTTAAGGTTTCGTACTTTCCGATCTCGAACGTAGACCTGTCTGCGTTCGATAAGAAAGACGCCGAGTTTGTCGATTGGATCAAAAGTCTAATCGACAATCGGTACAGAGATCTTTCTAAGGATGCAGTGTCTTTGAAGCTTTGGCACATTAACGGAGCCGAGAAGCGTCTCACGAAAAAGCAAGTACTGTTTTCGTTTTATGAACTCGATCAGCCAACTGTTGTAGAAAATGCAATAGTTGCGCTTCAAGACGCGACGATCTTCTCTAGCTCGTATGCTAGAGACTCGTTCGTAAGCAACGGGTGCGCTAACGTGTACTCTGCTCCGCTTGGTTTCGATCCGAGTTTCTTTAAAACGAATAAAAAGTATCTTGAGGGAAAGACTCACTTCTTGCTGATGGGCAAGTTCGAAAAGCGCAAGCATACGGACAAGATCATTAAGCTCTGGGCAAAGAAGTACGGCAACAATCCAAAGTTCCAACTTAGTTGCTCGGTTATGAATCCGTTTCTCGACAAGGAACTGATGAAGAAGATGGTAATGGGCTACAAGAGCCTCGCTTCAAATATCAACTTCCTGCCTTTCGTCGCGACGAACGCCGAAGTCAACGACATCATTAACTCTGCCGATATTGACCTCTCTGGTCTTAGCGGCGCAGAAGGTTGGGGTCTTCCTGCGTTCAACGCAACTTGCCTTGGCAAGTGGAGCATCGTACTGAACGCTACGAGCCACAAAGACTGGGCGACCAAGGATAACTCTATCCTCGTTGAGTCAACGGGCAAAATCGAGGCTTATGACGGGACTTTCTTCAAGAAAGGTTCCGACTTTAACCAAGGCAACATTTACGATTTCTCGGACGATGCTGCCGTAGCTGCTATCGAAAAGGCTGTTGAGCTTACCTTATCTGGTAAGAAGAACGACGCTGGCGTTGCGTTGGGTCAAAAACTCACTTACGCGAACACTTTGACTCATATAAGAGACGTTCTGGCAAAGGTTTAGACGTTTTCCCTAGGGAAAATTTGGCACGCAGCGTGCAATAGAATAAAAGCCAACTATGGCGCAATATGCAACTATTCACAATATCAAATCCAAAAGTTACATTTAATCCTAACGTCTATTCGTATTCGACTTATAGCTCTTATGGCGGTAGATTCGCTGATTTGCTTGAATTGGCGGCAGGCACGCTAACGAGCGAGTCTCAGTTCAGTAAGATCGACATTGACCCACAACCAACGATTCTTCAGCAAACTGCTGACGACAAAGAATTCGTTCTGAAGCTTTTTGCTCCCGACTTTAAAGCTTCTCAGATCGACGTTTCTGTTGAGCCTAACGGTGGAGACGTTGTTGTAGATATGGACAACCAGAAGACGAAGCCGATTCACTTCAGGCTCACTCTTCTTCAAGACTACGATCTTGATCAGATCAATTCTACGCTTCGCGAAGAGGTCCTAACTATTAGGATTCCATTCAAGGAAGCGGCCAAACCCCGCAAAGTTCGAATCGACTAAAAACAAAGGCGCTTGAAAAAGCGCCTTTTTTATTATCATTTTATATGCCTATTTACACTTACGAGCATCCCGAGACTGGCGAGCGAGTCGATATCGTTCAAACAATGAACGAGGACCACTCATATACCGACGAAAACGGGCTAAAGTGGAACAGAGTGTTCTCTATCCCCAATGCGTCAACAGACTCGCAAATAGACCCGAATAACCCACAAGCATTCTTAGACGCAACGCGCAACAAGAAGGGATCGATGGGCGATTTGCTAGACAAGAGCAAAGAACTGAGTGAAAAACGCGCAGACAAAAACGGCGGCAGCGATCCCGTCAAAGACAAGTTCTTCAAAGAATACTCGGATAGCAGAAAAGGCGCGAAGCATCCCGAACAAAAGAAGAAGTTCGAGTCGAAGCATATCAAAGTAGACTATTAAGCTCCGACTAATCCGTGGGCGATTAGATCGTCTAGTAGAGCTTTGACGCGCTCTGCCAGCTGCGCTGTAGTTACAGTTGATGTGTCGAAAGACGTTCTTGTTGCGGTCCCAGTCGCGGCGGTCCAGCCCGTTCTTCTTGCGCTAATAATCTTATTGCCAAGAATATAGTAGTCTCCATTAGTGTAGTCAATTCTACACGATTGAGTCGATCCGCTATAAATACGCAGATTAACATCTTTGATATTTACGGACAAAGGATTAATTCTTAGTCTTTCATCGACTCCGCTGCCAATAGCAACAGACTTATCTGTGTCTCTTCCAGCAACTCCTATTGCCGAATTAAACTCTATAAATCCATATAAGCTTTGATAAACATGATGCTGGAATCTGATGCCAACGCCATCCCAAGTACTACCGAACGTATGACGATTAAAATATTGTCGCAAATAAATTTCATTGTTTGCGGTAGTTGGGTTCCCGCGCATTCTGTAAGTTTCTAGCCCTTGGTTAAGAAGACCAGTATTGTCTGGGATAGTCGAGACGACTTCAACTATAGCATCTTTTACATTTATGGCAAATCCACTAGTTGTGATATCTTGAATGCTAGAATATGTACTCGATCCGACGACAATCTTTTTACCAGTACCTACCCCTAAAAATAATCCATCTCGTCTAAGCTCTACTGGCGAGGTAGTATTAATTGTTACTTTTCTAGTTCCTACTCCATCGTCATCCAAAAACAAACCAGAAGTTTGATTTAAGATAGATCTAGCTGTTCCAGATCCAAGCGTTAAAACGCTATTTGCTACGCCAGCGGTAAGAACCGCTGGATATGTTCCGCTGATAGTAATGCTTCCCTGATTAGAAGAATTGTCTAGCGTCATAGTACTCAGCGGATTTGATATTGCGATTTTAGCATCAGAGGTTAGCGTAGTAGTTCTTCCGCTTGCTGCGTTATAATTTGATATCGTTCCCGAAGTAATTTCCCAGCCACTAGTCGTCCCTCCGATATAACCAGATATCGCTCTAATTTCTCCAGTAATAGATAAGGAAGTTCCGTTCCAATATAGGTATTGACCAGGCGACGCGCCACCATGTCCAATAAAAAATTGATAAGCGCCACCAGCATAACCTAAGAAAAAGCCCTTGCTGTCGCCACCTCCAAATGGAGGAGAAAAGGAAACGTTATAGTTAACGTTTCCATTGATTCTTCCAGACGTTGAAACTGTCAAACCAGAAGCGTTGATTGTGACGCCAGCTGCGCCGCCGAAGTGACCAGCGGTCGCTTGAAGCGTTCCCTGAACAGTTAAGTCGGTTCCGTTCCAACGTATGAACTTTCCGCTTGCGACACTTCCAGTAAAAAACTGATAAGCGGCACCAGCATAACCTAAGAAAAATCCATTACCATCAAAAGCAGTAGTTCCAGAATTGTAAGTTACGCCGGAAGCGTTGATTCTTCCAGACGTTGAAACTGTCAAACCAGAAGAGTCTACCGCAACAACGCTAGCCGAAGACCCAAAGTAGCCAGCGGTGGCATTGATCGTTCCGCGAACGGTCAGGTCGGTTCCGTTCCATCGAATGAATTTATCTGCTGCTGTGTACCCAACAAAAAATTGATACGCGCCTCCAACTCTTCCCAAGAAGAAACCGCCCGTTCCATCGAATTGAGTTGTTCCAGAATTATAGTTGGTGCCAGTAGAATTGATTATACCAGTAGTCGATACTGTTAAACCAGAAGCGTTGATTGTGACGCCAGTTGCGCCGCCGAAGTGACCAGCGGTCGCTTGAAGCGTTCCCTGAACAGTTAGCGTGTTAACGTCAAACTTTACGAAAGAACCGGAGCCACTTAAGTCGCCAACGCCAAACCTAGAAGTTGTTCCCGAAGATGTACCTTCGAGATAAAAGCCTTGACCTGAACTGAAGTTAGTTACGCCCGCGCTCTTGATAACGCCGCCGCCAGTGATCGTTAGTGTTTTAGCATCAATTGTTCCAGTTGAAATTCTGTCAGCAATAACTTCTCTGATCTTCGCGCTATCGATCGCCGCGTTTTTGATATACGCCGAACCAATTACCGCATTTGCAATAGCGTTCCAAGCTAAGTCATAAGCGCCATTAACATTTGTAGCGATCATGAACATCGAGTCGGTTAAGACTGGATAATCATTTGGATAAGTGGTGCCAGTAACTACAAATGTGCTATAAGTGATTGTTGATCCAGAAACTGGAATCGTAGCGTAAACATACGCAGTTCTAGCCCCAGCAACTTCAGAAGACGCAGTTAAGCTTCCAGATGCGACAGTATACTTTACTCCGTGATAATACAGAAAATGGCTGTTCCAAGAAATAGTATATGTACCAGTATTGCTCGTCCAAGAATCACCTTCGAGTACAATCGTATTGTTGTACATCTTGGTTGCATTGATGGCAAAATCTTTTACGTCGGTCGTTTCTACAGTACCGGGTGTTGTTCTACCAACATTCGAAGGATAAGTGCTTTCATTTCCAGAATAGTCTACGGCAGTTAACCAGTAGCTATAAGTCTTTCCCTGTTCTGTGCTAGTGTCGGTAAAAGCATCTGCGTAGCCATCAAAGACAGAAAAAACATTAGACGTTAATGTCGTTGTTCCATTAGTTATGGCATACGTTTCAGATCCGATAGCAGAAGCTATCGTGTATGTAAACTGCGTCGAGTTTACGACCGTAACCGTCTTTGAACCGTTTGGATTTACGGTCCCAGATAATCCCACAACCGTTGCGGAATTTCCATTGGCGTATCCATGCGCAGTTGCTGTTGTAATCGTTACTGTTGTAGCGCTTCTTGTTGCCGAAACAATGTTATAGGCATTGGTTACATTTGTTGGTCTAAAAACTCTAACATAAGCCAAATCTTTATCGGCTGGATTAACCCAAGTCAAAAATACAGATCTAATTGCAGATGTCGCAGCGACGCTTGTTGGCGCATTTGGCGCAACCGAGTCTTTTGATGACAAGATTACATTCGTGTTATTGAGTTGCGTGTAATCAGAAAAATTTCCATCTGTATCTAAAGCAGCAACTCGAACTTCGTAATAACTATTCGCAACTACCGTCCACTCTTTAGTTACTTTGCCATCTGTGCCAATACTACCTTCTGCTGGCATCGACTCCAGTACTGGAGTAAAAACCTGAGCGACCGAATAGCCAGTCAAAACGCCGCTGCCATCGAACGTTGGAGTCCCGCTTGCACGTCTAAGATACCAACTATACGACTCTAAATCTTCTTCTGTATTTGGCGTGATCTTGGCACGAATAATGACACGCTCGGTGCCATCTGGCATGATTTCAGACGCAGTAGTTACTGCGAGTCCAGTTGGCGTAGCTGGAGCTTCAATGTCTCCAGAAAGTTCAGGAATAGCTCCACCGAAACCGGGGCTCTTGGCAAAGTTATCTCTTGAGATTCTTTTGGTTTTCTTAGAAGAAGCTTGCAAGAACAAGATCTGATCGTTCGAGTCGATCCGCGTTGCCTCTGTAACGTCTGAAATTCTTTTGCTCATTCTATATACTTTACATTAAGGGTTGATTGACTCGTTAATATAAATTGAACTTAAAGTTGGCGTTCCAAACGATCCAGAAACTAGTATTCCAGTCGTTGGAGTGATCTCGAAAGACCAAGAAGTTTGAACCGAAGTTCTATCTCCGATTTGCGCTCCGAGCGAATACGAGTCTAAGCGTGCATTTTGGACTTTAAGTCCAAACTTTTCCACGCCTCTTGAGTTTTTAAACAAGACATCAAAATCGTAGCCGCTGATCGCCACGTCTTCGCTCTTGAATGTATTTGCCAAGTTTTCGGCTTGGAACGAGTCAACTATCGAATCGATAGATAAGGCCGCGACTACTGGAATCTGAATCTTGCGCGTTGTTGGATAGTTACTGCCAAAACCATACAAGGCTTTTCTTTCCAGTGGAATAGACACGCTAACAGACTGAAAGTTATCAAAGTCAAAGCCGAGCCTCATGCCCGATACTAACGTTGGCGTTGCTGAGATCGTGCAACCATTGTAAGAGCACCCGCTATCAAACACGTCTTTGAAACCAGTGATGTAGCGCGAAGAGCGCGAGTTGTCCAAGAAGTCGATTCCGTATCTCACGTCATCCATCTCTGCCGTTTCGCCCGTATTGCCAACATTAACCGCAGGAACGTAACGGTCATTCGAATAGTTCGTAATGCTTGCGTTCGCCCCAACAAACGAACAAGTGGCCGAAGCTAGACCTCCAACAGATAGCGAAATCTCGTAATTTGTAATGAACGCATTACCGATGCCGAGAACATTATAATCTTGCGCCGAAGTGTCGGCGTTCGCATCTTGGTACTGATCTTGCGAAATTAA